TGTTATTGACAAACCTCTTCCAAATGGAGAAATTCCAGAGGTCGCGCTACGATTTGCAGTTGGCACGGACGAGCATCAACAAAATCCATATGATGTGTTTGCCCCGCCAGGCCCCATATTTCACCCTTGGTATGCAAATACAGCAATAAAAGCCGGAACGGATGGCGGGAGTTGGAGTGACATTGATTATACCCAGTATGAAGCGGGTGCCTCTGCCAACGCACAGCAAATTGTCCACATGGACAGCAATTGGATGCGCCTGAAGTGGGGAGGTCTGGGTGCAGAAGAATATAGAGGCACCCAAGAAGAACATAGCTGGGAAGCTCTCATGGATTTTTTTGATGGAGATGCAGACGCCATTGCTGCTAAATTCGGATTTGTCTCGGCTGCCGACGCAGAAACCAAAATCAAAAAAAATTCTAAATTACTTTCGCTGGCGCTCACAAATGCCCAGGGGGTTGTCGGGCTTATTCCTTATGCAAATTCTACTCATATTCATGTGGATGGATATATGTCCCCAACCCATGCAGGACTAAGACAGCCCATTGATAGAACATTTGATTTAAATGCAGGAAGACAAAAGGGAATTGGATTCAATGCAATTGATGATTTTGCACATATCAATTTTCCAATAGAGAGTCATATACATACTCATAAATTTTGGGCAACTGATAAAGTTTTTTCGTTCTGGGAACACGCTGGCGAAAAGTGGCACGCTGTGCCTAGCGATATGTATGCCTCCTTTGGCAGTCCCGACAGCTATAATAAATGGTATGAAATTGTCAAAAATCGGCTCCATGCAAAATTATTTAAAGAGCTTCCGGCAATACCAGAGGCAGGAGCGTGGAATACAAGTTCTTCTGATAATATATACAACATCAATAGTTCAGAAAATGCTTCTCTGCCTATCAATGAACCAGACCACGGAAAACGAGATATGTATGGATGGGGAGGGCATCCCACAGAATTCTTTGTGAATCCATTTTCAAATGCAAGCCTGACGTTCTATACGCATATGCAACCACCTTATCTTGTTGATATTGGCCCAATGGGTACTATCCCTCATGCAAGAGCCAATACAGACTTCGCGCATGTCGGGCAATACCATAGTCTAAACTATTATAACGAACCGGGCGAAAGCGGCTGGCCAGCGAATGTATATTTTTCTGAAACACCGCATGGGCAAGGCCCATCCTGGCCAGGCTCTGGGGCGTTCGGAAATCCGTCCCCATCTCAAACGGTGGATTCATTTTATGTTGGTATTGTTGATTACAGTACATCTACAGGAGGGACTCCCGTTTCCCGTGACAGCTTCCGCATGGGGGAGCAAACCGGCGTTACCGACCCCAGCATGGGGTGGGAATTTTCCCTTCTTCCTACCTGGGGCCCCGCCGCCGAAGAGCATTTGGAAAAGTTCCCAGGCGATCCACCAATGTCTGAAGCCGAGAACCAGAGGGCTTGGTATTATGGTTCTCCGACCCACCTACTAAACCCCGCCCGTTGGGGTCCGGGAGGAACAAACCCGAACCCAAGCCCTAATTTTCCAAACGGCGGGGAAGTCGTGCCTCCCCAATGGTATCCCCAAGGGAGTATGCGACTTAGCGAATTAGATTTTTATAACGGAACCTATCACGGAACAGAGTTATTATCGGCTGCGGCGTATAATCCGACGCTCAACATTCCATGGGGCGGTCTAGAGGCTTACATTCCAGAGTATGACCCGATTGCGCGAGGCACCGCGCCGGACCCTGCCCCTGGGCTGGTCGATGCGCTAGGGGGACTTAATCCTGATTATGTGCTTCAGTCGGTTGGAGGACAACACGCTGGATATTGTGGGCTTTGGGGAACTGCCTGGGCACCGATGCATAATGTATTTAACGGAGCATCCATTAAATGGCCTCCAGAACATCCAAGAGCAGATTTCTTAGACCATCGTGATTGGGTTGGTAGCATGGGGCTTGGCGGGGCAGGATCAAAGGAATCTTTAGCCTCGGCCGAGACTCCAAACGCAGTAGACACATGGGACACCTTCTATGTTTCCTATGTTGTATATTCTACAGGGAGTGTCCCCCCTCCAGAGGCAGCACTTCGCCCTGGGGCAGCAACCTTGTCTGAATCCGGCGAAGGATTTACTTGGAGTAGCTATTTGGGATCTGATTTATAAAGAAGAAAAGGAAAATTATGGGACTCAAAAAAGGGGAAACATATCCCGCCATCATTAACAATTTTATATTTCCAGACGATCTTGTAGGGACTGTTGGCAATACTGCAACGGACCCCTTCGCAGACAGAAGAGATGCTTTCGGAAAGATATATAGTAATTTTAATTTCACTTTAAATTTAGATGAAGGAAGAAATTATGGGTCAGAAAAATTTTCAATCGAGGAATCTTGCCCGGAGGCTGTAATCACTTTAGATTTTAGTGAAAATAAATGGAATTATAGCCATAGTAAAATGGTTTCAATTGTAATTAATAATTCTGCAAGATTAGTTGGAGGAGGTGGTGCCGGAGGACATGGTGTTCGTGACCATTCCACAACTTCCAAGCAGGGCGATGTATCTGAGGGTGGCTTTGGCGGCGGCGGCGGAGGCGCAGGAGCCGGAACTGGGAGAAATGATGACCACCATACCTCCTATGCGAATTCAAATTATTTTGGATGGCAGGGGACAGGCCTGCCCGGCAGCGGCTGGCCGCACGAAGATCCGGCACTTGCAACTGCATCCAAATCCAAGTTTGCACAGGATGGTACGCGGGGGAGTCGATGGGACGTTGGTGGTTCTGGCGGAGCAAAGGCAGCAGTCGAATCGTCAGAAAATATATCAACATCGTTACACATTGCCCATACTAGTTACTATGGAAACGGGTCCGATGGAGGAGATGTTTTTAAGGTTATACATCCAGCAGGAATTCTGCCATTTTTTACAATTAACAATTCAAATACAGGAATTATAGTTGGTGGTGGCGGTGGTGGTGCAGGAGGTTACGAGGTTGATGGGGGTTCGGGAGGTTCTTCTGGGGGGCATGGGCAGGGAACGTTTGGCTCAACTGCACTTACTGGAGGAAATCCTGGTTACATAGTGAGTAGTGTTAATGATACTTATACACGACCTGTCAATATCATAAATAGCGGTAATGGAATTGTTCATGGGAGAAATCCCGACATTCCCTCTCACGACACATCGAATACCTCTGGCGGAATTGCAGGTGGGTGGTATATCACAGGAAACGCTTCTTCTTTTTATAGGGGGAAAATAACTTCAAATACTACCACCGATCCTTCGGCAAATACTACTGACCCCTCATCAAATGATTATGTTGCAGTAATAACTTCGGACTAAGGAAAATTTATGTCACAAAAAAACAAAAACATTATTACGGCAGACATTCATAGTATGAATGCAAATGCACATATTTGTATCATTACCATTCGAGATGGAAATGAACTTGTCGTAGATAATAGTGATATTGGACTAGAGTCTAATGAAGATGGAACTGCAAATACTGTATGGTTACGCAACGAAATTTCATTATATGTTAATGGATACCGAAAGGCAAAGGCTCGAAAACTCAATTCAAAAATTTCCATTGGCACAGGAGGCAAATAAAATCATGAGAGTGTCTACAATGATTGCAACAAAAGACCATTTTTTGTTTGTTGTCAAAGGTACTGAGGTAGCTGATGAATTATATGCTGCCGAAGGATACCCTGCTGGAAATCCTATTGGCTTTCTAGCTCAGGGCCGCGCGGCAACCTTTAATAAAGATGATATAGAGGCTTCGTGGGTTAAATACTCGGGCACCCCTCATGATGCGCCCATTCTTCACATCCGGTCAATGCATTCTTTATTTGGGGCGGTGGCGCAAACAGACGATGTTGTATATGTGACAGTAATTCCAAGAGAAGGGGCATTGGAGGGCGAGTGGCAAAAATTAAATAATGCAAATGAAGAAGAATCTTTACAGATTAGTTCTTCTGATTCTACATTTCAGGTGGGAGAGCATTGCAATATTGAATTGTATCGAGATTTGGATACATTTGAATTGATTGATAGTTCTGAAGATGTCCCTTTGGACGAAGAGGACATTATATTAAGTTTTGAATAGCATATGCCTAAATATATAAATAGTATAAGAAATCTTTTATAAGAAGGACATTAATAAATGGCCAGCAGAATAAAAAATCTTACTATGGATCAGGGTACAGATTTTATATATACTACTCAATTGTATGCCAGCAAGTCTGCAACTTCCGTACAATTTGTAGCAACGGGCGATACTGCAAATGCTCAAATACGAAAAAGTCATTATCATACAAATGCAATTGCCACATTTGGCATTGACTATAGTATATCTAATGACACGGTGACCATGTATTTGGCGGCAGCAAACACGGCAAATATTCCTGCCGGAAGATATGTATATGATTTGGAGTATACTGATGCGGATGGGGACGCCGGTACTAATTATTTTGGCGGCAATAAATTAAAATATAGAGCGTTAGAGGGAATCATTACAGTCACTCCAGAATCAACAAAGATAGGATAACATGGCAAAACCAACAACGAGAGAAGAATTCAAAACATATTGTCTCAGGAGATTGGGTTGGCCGGTCGTTGAAGTCAATGTGGACGATCTTCAACTAGAAGACCGAATTGACGATGCCATTCGTTTTTGGCAGGAGTATCACTTCGATGGCACAGAGATGATTTACTATTCCCATAAGGTCACTCAAACTGACATTGACAATAAATACCTCACTCTTGGAACAGCCGAAGCTGCTTCAATACTCGGAATAAGTAAAATGGTAAATTTGTCCAGCAAATCAAGTGGAATGTTTTCTGTGAAGTATCAATTGCTTTTGAATGATTGGGCAACATATAGCACCAAGGGAACGCGGGAGATGCAAAATTATTGGATGAAGATGTCCCATCTTGCAATGATTGACCAACTCATCAATGCATTAAATAATGTCCGATTTAATAGAAAGACAAACAAAATTTATCTTGAATTGGATTGGGGAACAGAAGTTAAGAAGGATGATTTTATTGTATTTGAAACTTATCAGTCGGTTGATGGTTCCAATTCAGGAGTATGGAATGATTCGTTCTTAAAGAATTATGCCACAGCACTTATCAAAGAACAATGGGGAATGAACCTTAGCAAATTTGAAGGAGTTCAACTGCCCGGCGGCGTTACTCTTAATGGTAGGGCAATTCTTGATGATGCGCGAACAGAATTACAAACCCTTAGAGAACAAATGTCTCTTTCATTCGAGCTTCCTATTGACTTTGCGGTGGGGTAATTGTAAATGCCCACTAATTTTTACATCAACAACTTCGACAATCCACCGGAGCAAAATCTTGTTCATGACCTAATTATTGAGAGCATCAAATTCTATGGAATGGATGTTCATTGGATTCCGAGAATTACATCAACAACCGTAGACCAATTGCTCGGTGAAGACTCTAGCTCACGTTTTGAGAGTGCATATCCAATTGAAATGTATATTAAGAATGTTGAAGGGTTTGAGGGCGAGGGCGAGTTCCTTTCCCGATTTGGTCTTGATATTCGGGATCAGATTACATTCACCGTTGCCATTCGTAGATTTGAACAAATTGGAGCATTGGAACCTAAGCCCGATGGAACTACTGTAGAATACGCCAGACCCCGCGAAGGGGATTTAATTTATTTTCCGTTGAATGGCAAGTTATTTGAAATTCAATTTGTAGAACATGAATCTCTTTTTTATACCTCGGGAACGCTTCCTGTCTATGATCTTCGGTGTGAATTATTTGTCTACAACAATCAAACCATTACAACCGGAGTCGAAGAAATTGATGCCATTGCGACTACATATGCACACGGAAATACTATGTTAGGAACTACCAGCACCACAACAGATAATGATACAATTGAAGCCGCCGCAAACACAATTCTTGATTTTTCTGAAACTAATCCATTTGGGAACTTTTAAACTACCATGCTTGCAAATACATTTTCACATGGGCTAATACGCGACTATGTTGTTTCCTTTGGAACGCTGTTCAATAACATCAAAATTAATCGAAGGGCTGCCAGCGGAGAATCAGCTTCAACAATTGCCGTTCCATTAACATATGCTCCAAAACACAGATACCTTGCAAGAATCAACGAAGACCTTAATCTAGACAAGCCTGTTGCAATTACTCTTCCGAGAATGTCATTTGAAATGACAGGAATGACCTATGCATCTGAACGTAAGTTGAATACGGTAAACAAGTTATACAAAACTAAGACAACGGCAAACACACAACTATATTCTTCTTATGCCCCAGTCCCTTATGACTTTTCATTTCAGTTGAGTATATATACAGGAAACATAGAGGACGGAACACATATCATTGAACAGATACTTCCTTATTTTACTCCAGAGTTTACGGTCACGTTAAAGAGTGTGAGTAATTTGGAATTGAATTTAGACCTTCCGATCATATTAACCTCGGTAACCTCAGAAGATACCTATGAAGGTGGGTTTGATGATCGGCGTCTAGTTACATGGACTCTTGATTTTACACTAAAAGGAAATCTGCTCGGGTATGTGAAAGATGTTGGCATTATCAACAAGGCATACATTAATTTTCATCCTACCACAAATACGTTGGCAGCAAATTCATATGACCAAGCGATCATTAAACCTGCCATGTTTGCAAATGGATCGCCTATTACCACGGCAACGAATGCCGTACTGAGTGTCGATCCCGATCAAATTCCAGCCAATGGTAATTTTGGAATATCAACAACCATAATCAACTTTTTAGGTGACTAAAATAATGAATAATGATGATAATAACAATGAAGAAGTCGCACTCGAAGGTGTTGTTCTTTCTTCTAAAGAAATGACAGGCACGAAGGATAATGAAGAACGTCTTATCCATCAAGACCAAGACTATGAGTATATCCGAAACAACCTGAAGGACATCATAGGAAAGGGTTCGGATGCCCTTGATGGAATTCTTGAGCTTGCACGGGACTCTGACCATCCACGGGCATGGGAGGTGGTTGGACAAATCATGCGACAACTCTCCGAAACGAACAAAGACCTCATTGAACTCCAGAAGGACATGAAGAAAATTAAAGATGAAGAAGGGGTCAAGAATGTCACGCAGAATGCAATTTTTATGGGGTCAACAAACGAACTCCAAAAGTTCCTTCGGGGTCAAGGTCATGTCAGTCAGAAACTAAAAGACTCCAGAAAGAAATCCGATGGGTGACAACGCATATCTGGGCAATCCGCTCCTAAAGCCAGCCGGGGTTCCTCATAACTATACCGAAGAGGAATTGTCGGAGTATATTAAATGTTCCAAGAAGCCACAGTATTTTATTGAGAACTACATCAAGGTGGTTCATGTGGACGAGGGGCTGATTCCTTTTAATCTATATAAATTTCAAAAAGAGATGGTCAAGACGATTCATAACAATCGCTTTTCCATCTTCTGCACGCCGAGACAGGTCGGCAAGTCCACCACAGTTGTCTCGTATTTCCTTTGGTATATCCTGTTCAACGAATCAGTCAACATTGCCATCCTGGCCAACAAAGGCTCACTCGCACGGGACATCCTGGGCAGACTCCAGCTTGCATATGAAAACCTTCCGAAGTTTTTGCAGCAGGGTGTACTGATATGGA